TCTCTATCGTTGTCAAATAAACCGTAAGAAACTCCACCTGCAGCATTAGAAGATTGAGCCCCTAACATATCGTCAACATCAAAAGAGAATTGACGGTTCAAGAACAATACATTCTCTTCAATAGCTCCTTGCTTATCAAGTCTTTGGATGATAGCATCGAAATCAGCTAAAGCAACTGGATTTCCTCCACCCCAAACATTTCCTCTATCATTGATAGCGTAGAAAAGACCTTCAGAACCTTTGTTACCAACAGCTCCACCAGCAGCAATAGCACCAGATCCAGCTTCAGCAGGAACTGCTTCGATCATACTCATTTCTAAGTAATCATCAAAACGTAAACGAGTTTCATGCTCTGATTTAATGTACCATAAGTATCCAGTAGCTCCGTTTTCAGTAGTTACTTCAACCCATCCAATTTGAGCCATGTCAGATCCAGAAACAGCATATTTATCTTTGATGATAATTGGGCTATTTTCGAAGATATCGTCAACTGATTCAAGAGACTCTTCCATTCCTTCAGTTCCTTTTTTGAATTCAGAACCATAAACAAAAGCAGTAACATCAGATCCTAAAGGAAAAGATTGTCCAGTACCTTCATAGTAAGCAACATCAAAAGTAGCGTTAGCATAGTCTACTGAAGTAATGATAGCTTTGTTAGAGTTAGCTGCAACTGAGTTGTCAGATAAGAAAACAGTTTGACCTACTCTAAAAGCAATTTGCCCAGAGATAGTATCATTAACTGAAATTGTAGCTGTATCGCTATTTACAGCGTCAGCAGACGTACAGTCTACATATTTAGTATGCAAACGACCTTGTTCTGCCCATTTGATAAGGTCAGAGTTAGATGGCATCTCTGCTCCAAATGTTCTTAAGAAAGAAGCAACAAAACGGTTACCATATCTTTCGAATTATTTTTCGTAAGTATCAGGAAGATACTGATTCAAGAAATCAAAGTTTGTAATGTAGTTAGTTGAAAGAGTTTTTCTTTCAGCTGATGGGGTTAAAGCAAACCCAGGGGTTGGTAATACAGACATAATTGTGTGTTTTAATGTTTATAACTTCTAATTTTTAGTCCTCTACCACTATCACTTTCAGTAGCAACTACTTTAAATCCTGATTGACCAGCAGACTGTGGTACACTTCGTGTTTCCATGTCTATGTTTTTGATTTTTTTTGTGCTATCTAATAGCGCATCGGTCCTGCCTTGCTCATAAAAGAACTTAGCCATTTTCTCAGGATTCATAGCCGCAGCTAATGAACGATGATAACCTTTCGCATCTGATATTAGCCCATTTTCATCTAAGTGTTTAGATACAAAATTTGTAACATCTGATTGAGCTTTCATTATTTCTGATGTATCTCCTGGCAAAAACGTTATATTTTTATCTCCAACATTGAACTCAAAACCTTTGAACTCATTAGAGAAAACTTCCTCCGTTTTCTTTTGAAAATACTCAGACTTTCTACGATTCTCTTGCTCATAGGTCTGTGATTCTTGAACATATTTCTTGTAAGCATTATAACCCTCTGCTTCATCTTCTGAAACTAGACCACCTTTCGACTCGACAGGTATTCTGTACGCTTCCTTTGAATCATCAAAAAATTTTTTTGCCTTAGCAAGCTCTTTTTTCTTAGCTATTTCTTTCTTCTTGATATCCTTTGGATCATCAAGGTCCTCATCATAAGCAAATTTATCTTCAATTAGATATGCAATATCTTCCTTGTCTAAATCTTCTTCTGTTTGAGAGTAGTACTCAGCTAATAATTCATCTGGATTAAGATCATCAAAGTTTCTGTTTAATTTAACAAAATCTTCGATACCTCTACCAGTTTCTTTTTTATATTTAAAGTATGCAGAAACGTCACCAGGTAACTCCTCTGATTCTTCTCTTTTTTGAAGCAACTCATCGATAGAGTTAACCTCCTTATTATATCTATTCTTAATATATGAAAGAACGTCTGAATCACCATATTCCTTTGGCTCCTCAATTACAACTTCAGGAACTTGTACTTCCTCATGTTGTTGCAAACTTTCTTCGTGCTTGTCTAAAAGTTGTTGTTCAATTTCTTGTACCGACTTTTGTTCAACAGCACCCACTTCTTTTACTGTGAAATTTTCCATTTAATTTGATTTTAATTTTTAATTTTTATGCTAACCTAATCTTTACAACACCAGCTGTATGATACATGTTTCCAACTAATACTCCACCAGCAGCAGCAGCAGCATCATTAGCATAGTTTCCAGCTACAGTTGGTAATTGAGTATTCAAAGCAATAGTTCCAGTAGCATTTGGCAATGTTATTATTCTATCTGCTGTTAATGTTGCTGGTAATGTTAACTTAATATTATTTGCTGTATTTTGTAATTGAACACCGTCATAACTAATAAAAGCAGATGATACACCTACTTGTTCTACTCCAAGAGCTACTGCAAATAAACTTGCTTGAAAACCTCCAGAAACAATAGTATTACCTGTGTTAGTTACTTGTTGTAATGTAGGAACAGTACCTGATGGTATATCACTTAATAAAGCAACAGTACCTGAAGCGTTTGGCAATTTAATATTTCTATTATCCGTTAATGTGTCAGGTGCTTGAAATGTAAGTATTTTTGTATTCTTCAATAAAAATAATCCTTCATAACTAAGTGTACTAGAAACTCCGTCTCCAAATTTTTCATTTGAAATACTGTTGGCGCTTAAAGTAGTAACATAGCTACCACTTGTAATAGTATTTCCTAAATCAACTGTTTCTTGTAATGTTTGAGTAGCAGGATTACCAGCAGGTCCTTGAGCACCAGTAGGTCCTTGAACACCTTGAATACCTTGAGCACCTTGAGATGCTAATAACGCCCAGTGAGTAGTATCTAAATTAGGTGTGGTAGTACCTGAAGTTGCTAGTATACAGAACCAAGTTGCACCATTATATCCAACAGCATCATTAGCTACATACGATGTTCCAGACACCCAATATCTTCTCCATGTTAATCCAGCAGGTCCTACAGGTCCTAATGGTCCAGCAGGTCCTTGTACTCCTTGAGGTCCAGCTGGTCCAGCTGGTACAGAAAGAACAATATCTTCAATTGTAAAAGGTTCTGTTTGTTTATTAAGTACAGAAGATTTTCTTTCAGTTAAATCTACTGACGTTGCTATTCCTATAAATCTAGTTCCATTAGGTACTTGCTGAGCCATATCTTATTTTTTTTGCAAAGTTAAGTATTAATTTTATATATTATTTAGCAGTTCCACTTGTCTAAAGCTAACTTCTTTCTTGTTGGATCTCCATTAGGTTTTTTCATTGGACCAGGCATTCCTGCAGATCTAGCACAGAAAGATTTTCTACGCATAGCATCCTTACTTCCAGGCTTTAATTTAGATGGAGGTGTCGTAACTGCCATCTTTAGTTTACTTCCAGGATTTGCTTTTCTATAAGAAGCGACACCCTTAGCGTTTAATCCTCCAGTCTTACTTTTTCCCTCGGCTCTTTGCCATGCTGCTGTTTTTGCCATTTATCTTTTTTTCTTGTTTAAGCATCTCTGCTGTAGGTTTCTTTCCAGAGCCTTTATGAGCTCTAATGTTATTCCACAATGAGTTTTCTACTCCTAATTTATTTATCATTATCTTGGTCCGAATTGTGAGAAATCAAATGAATCTAAGCTATCATTAGTAGACTCAAAATCTACTGGAGGTAAATTATTCTTTCTTTGATCTATCAGTTTTGATTGTTGTGTATTTTGCAAGCTAACTCGTTTGTCTTTAGCCTCTTCCTTCATCTTTTCTTTTTCAGTTAATGTATGAACCTCAATTCCCTTTAACTGCATCTGATAATTGAACTCAAGCTCCATTAACTTCATCTTAAGGTCAGCTTCACTCTGCATCTTCTGAATGTCAAAAGCAGACTCAGCTTGTTTTACTTGAAGTTTAGATTGAGTCTCAGCCTGAATCTGTTGCATTGAATTTTGAGCTGCAGCTTGTTGTGACTGTTGTTGTATCTGTCCTTGCATCTGTTGAGTTTCCTGAGCAATCTTTTGTTTTTGCTCTTCTCTCTTCTTTCTTTTTAATTTAAGAAGTTGATTAGCTAACTTAAGATTTCTAACCTCTCTGATATCAATAGCGTCCTCTAGTAATATAGAGTCACGAGATAATGATACTTGAATATTTTGTTCTAACTGAGCCTTCTCTTCTTCGTCAGGTGTTACCTCTATAAAGATTCCAAAGTCATAGATGTATAGATCCTTTATATTTTCTAGTATGCCGACACTATATCTTCCTATCTGATTAATAAACTCTTCCTTAAAGTCAGAGTACTCTAAAATATCAGCTACTCTATATGATATAGCTTCTGATAATGAACGAGTTATGTATAAACTAGACTCTAGTATATGTCTTGTAGCGGTATTTGAATTTAATGCAGCTAGTTTTTGAACACCAACTAAAGCATCAGGACTTGGATTAGATCCATCACGAGCTTCGTTTAATCCAGTTACGTCACGAATCATTCCTAGGTAGTGGTTATAGCTTCCAATTAAACTTTGAAGCTTTCCTTGACCGCTATTTGTTCCCAACTCAGAGATAGGAACTCTAGCATTGTTAAACTCTCCATCTCCAGTATAGCTTCTACCAATAACACTACCTGTTTGGAAGTATAGTCTTAACGCATCCTCTGGATTATATGCGGCTCCTGTTCCTAAATCAACCTCGTTAATACCATCAGCATCAATAAATACACCATCAGGAACTACTTTAGCTAGTACCTGCTGCATTTTAAGGTGAACAATCTGAATTAAATCAGCAAACGGAACCATTCTTTTTACTAATGATTCTATATTTCCCTTGTACATCCTTGGAGCACAAGCTACATAGTTAGGTATTGCGTGTTGTGTGGCAGACTTAGGTCTTACCATGTTCTTAGATAGTTCCCACTTAAGCATAATGTTAGTACCAGCTACCATTATACCGTCATACCAAACATCGATTGTTTTTTCAATTTTTTCGAAGTTACCTTCATCCATCATCTCCTGTGGTGGATTAAAAGTATCATCCTTTGGTATCATCTTTTCAGTACCGTTATCTAGAGTCTTTTTCTTATAAACTATCTTCTTAGTTGTCTTATAATTAAAGTACAATAATGTAGCTACATCTCTACTAAAAATACTGTTATTATAAATTTGTGCTGAGCTATAGTAGCTATCCCAAGCCTGGCCATACTTAGCTATCTCATCTAATTGGTCATTAGTAAGTGTAGGATCTATCTTAAGAAGTTCAGTTGTATGAACTGTTTTAACTTCTCCCCAATAGAAACAATCCTTAAAGTAAGGATTCTCTGTGTAGCTATAAATAACATTAGCTGGATCAACATATTCTATACGAACACCATCTCCAGGAAGGAACATGTGCTTAGCCATACCAACACCAATAGTTGCTATATCTAAATCAATACTCTTCCTAATATCATTGTACTTATTATCGTCAAATATAGTATTAATAGCTTGCTCCTCTGCAATCTC